GATTTTTAGTTGTAATATAGTCTCCAATATTTTTTGCATCAGCACCTCTACTAATGTAATCGAAATTGGGGACGTTAGAAAAATATGCTGCCATTTTTAGAATCCTATCTCATCTTGGTTAACCTTAGTATAATCATCAGCAAATACTGGTTCAAGTTCTTGAAACTGCAGTGTCATACTATAAGCAGTCATAGTTTTTTTTGCATCGTTATAAGTTGAATATGTTCCAGCAGGAGTATAATCAACTGATAAATTTGTTAGAGCACACTCTTTGATTCTATTAATGCTAGGGTGAAGACCACTTGGAGGAGTTTTATATTCAACTTTAAAAATATTAGGAGACTTTAAAAATATGTTGGTCTTCGTGGTTTGAGGTGCCATGTTTTGTTTAAAACGACGAATGATATTTCTAATTGCGGTTGCTTCTTGTTCACTTCTAGCAGACATAAAAAAGGTAAACGAAAACTGTCTTAGTTCAGGTCCTTGAAACAAGAGTTCTAAGTTAGGATTGGCAATAGCTCCCTCTAAACGAGATAACAATCCAGTTGTTGATGCTGCTTTTCCTGCAAAATAAAGATTAGTAAATCTTTTCACCAGATCATCACCTCCTGCCTTCTTGAGAAACCCTGCAGCATCATCGATTCCTTTACCAACTTCACCAGTTGCAATTATTCCACTTGATAATCCTGCAGCAGCTACTTGCATTGGATTTAGTTCTGGTGAATTAGACCAGTTCACCAAATTTTGATCTGTAATTTTACCTTGAATAGGAAGTATTATTATTGGTTGATCCGTCGCGGGTGAAAGACGATTTGTAAATCCAATATTTTTGGTGTTAAACTCCTTTTTACCGTATGTAAGAACAGTAAACATTATAAAATCTTGTTTCTTGTCCCAGGCGCCAAGTGGATATCTTAATTCTGCTGGTTTAGGTTCTGTTTTTTCTGCTGGTTTGTTAGGGTTTGCTGCTGGCTTTGCTGGCGGCGTTCCATTTTTACCAGTTCCTCCTCTACCTGGTGGGGGCGGAGGAGTTGGCTTTGGTTTAAGTGGTGCCGACGGCGGCGGCATTTTTCCGGTTCCACTTCTAGATGCGTTAAACTCTTGTCTTCCACCACTTGACTTATAACCAGGTCTGCTAACGCTTGGGTTTATACTACCAGGAGAAGATCCACTGCCCCTTCTGCCTCCCTGACCACTAGTGCTTCTTATGGACATGTTCTTATCCGTTAGTTGCTAAATCGATAAAAATAGTCTCTTTAAGATCTTGAGTTACATTTCTACTGATTCTACTCCCACTTCTTTCTCTATACTTTGCAGCCTCCACTGGAGGTTGTCCAATACTTGGAACAAGTCTTACAAGTTCTTCTATTGATTCACCAGGAGTATGCTCTGTCCACCGAAATCCAGTATTATCATTAACTACAAAAGTGGGAGTAGTATTGCCTAAAGCAGTCCATGTAGATGCACCAGTTTCAGAAATGGTTGCCAAAGTGCCCGGTATAATCATACCACTAATCACATATGGCATTTTTTTTGTTACAACTGGCATTTTAAGACAGATCTTTTCATTTATTTATTAACAATTTTCTCATATGATAGTTCTCTTAGATATCCAATCTCTTTTGGATGAACCAAGTGAAGTCTTCCCACAACTTCATTCCAAGCATATTGTCTCGACTGTCTCCAATGATAGTTGATACCACGAAATCCCCATGAATAAATGCTAGTTACAGCAACCAAAGGATATTGATCATAAACAATATTTAAAGTTTTAGGAGAGTATATAAACGTATAGTATTGCCCTACATCAGGTATGAACTCTTGTTCTGAAAACAGTTCAATAATATTTTCCATGATAAAATCATTATCATTTGAGTTAAGGACTTTATCTTTGAGTTGAAGTGTTCGATCTAAATCTAAACTTTCTAGTGCCATTGCTTGATTCCAAGTTCTTTTTCTGTAATGACTCTGAACTGAATCGCATGATCTTTACAGAACTCGTCTGCAGCTTTCCACTTTGCTTGATTGACTGCCCAAGTTTTAGTTTCATAGATAAAAGATTTTGTAACTCTTTTACCTTTTTTGGGAGGTTGAGTTTGTTTTAGAGGTTTAACTTCAATTAAATAAGTTTTTATTTCACCAGTTTGTTCTTTTATCTTAATCAAAAAGTCAGGATAGTAACGATGGACTTTATGATCTAAAGGAGACAGATACAAGATGGCAACTTCTTCATTTGCCCATTGTATAATGTCGGGACTTAAGTCTGCCCAGTGACAAAACTTTCGCTCCCATGAGGAACGACAAATTATATTATTAGAGTTGCCAACATACTTTTCAGGGTTAGATGGTTTGTATCGTGACTTTAAACTTTCCCCCATTTGTTACATACATAATATATTAATATCACTATTTATAGATGGCAATAGTAGGGCCAAAGAAGTATACTATGTCAGAGTTGAAGGCTAAAATCCTTCAACCATCTTTAACATCCCATTATCAAGTTTCTTTTCCAGTTCCAGGAGAAGTAAAAGAGTATCTTAAACAAAGAGGAGTGAACGTTGGCACATATGATATTGAAGATTATGTAACTGTCCCTTGCTCTGAGGCAGCACTTCCTGGTTCTCGTTTTGCAACTCATGAGTTAAATGATGATTTTACTGGTGTTACTCTTAGACATGCTTATAGAAGATTATATGATGAAACAACAAATTTTACTTTTTATGTTGATGCTCAAAAATATTATGTGATTCGTCTTTTTGAGGGATGGATGTCATATATAATGCTAGAGGGTGTAAGAGAACCAAAAACTTACAACAAAGATGATAGACTTCAACTAGACTATAGTCATAGAGTTGCGTTCCCAAATGATTATAAAACTAATGATTTATCTATCATCAAATTTGAACGAGATTACCAACAAGGGACTGGAGGAACTCCTGCAGGATCGCTTACATATATTTTTACTGATGCTTATCCAATCAATATTACCTCCTCTCCTATATCTTATGATTCATCTCAACTTTTAAAATGCACAGTTGATTTCAACTTCAGTAGATATGTGATTGATACAGCAAATCCACTACCTGTTGCACCACCAACTCCACCAACCCCACCACCGACTTCTACGCCGACTCCACCGCAAAAGTTAGAACTTAACTCGAATGATCACTTAAATATTGGAAATCCAAAACTAGATCAGTTTGGAGTTCAACTTCCAGGAGGAACAAGGGATGAACTAGGAATATCGGGCGCTATTATTTCGGCATAAAAAGAGGGTCTTAATGACCCTTGATAATCAGGTGATCACAAAATAGTTTTTCAAAGGTCTTTGATGCTGAAACAGAGGTTACATTATCTGTACCTGCTGCTCGAAGAAATTTTTTCTGAAAATCAACATGTCCACAAGCAAAGGTAGCGGCGGTAATAATTCTATTCGCGTTTGGAGTGTTAATCAAAGAACTAAATTTAGTTCCTACTTGAGTATCAACAAGTTTGATGAATTGTACTTGTCCTGGAGTTAGTGGAATATCATCATAGGTTGATGCTATTGCGGGAACGGCAATCGCCATACCTAAGACTCCAAGAGCACTAAAAATCATGTGCTTACGTTTCATGCTTTTTCCTCTTTTTTAGAACTGGATAGACCTTTAACTGCAGAAAGAACAATCATGTTTGAGAGAAGATACCACACTCCATCAAACCCAACACTAACACGATGCCTCATTTCGGCATGTTGGGATCTAGTGGCAACTGCATATTGAAGTTCTTTATAGTCTTGCAGTGACCAGACACCAAAGTATGCCGAGAACACTAGACCTTGTGCGAGAGCGAGACTGTAAAACAGTTTCTTCATTTGAGTTTGTTTGTTTACCTCATTATTATACTTAAAAACTTTGCCACTTAGTAAACTTGTGGACACTTTTTTGTCTGGCACAACCCCTATAAATAATCACACTGAAACATCTATAAGACATTATGCCTTTACCAAATATTTCGACACCAACTTATGAACTTGAGTTGCCCTCGTCAGGAAAATCTATAAAATACAGACCGTTTTTAGTAAGAGAAGAAAAACTTCTTGTTCTTGCTATGGAATCAGAGGATACAAAACAGATTACGAATGCAGTTAAAGAAGTTATTAAAAACTGTATTCAAACAAAGGGTATTAAAATAGAAACTCTTCCCACTTTTGATATCGAATATATCTTCCTTAATATTCGTGGAAAATCTGTTGGAGAGGAACTTGAGGTTAATCTCATCTGTCCTGATGATGAGCAAACAACTGTTC